ACCAATAGCAGCGCCAACCCCAGGCAGGAATAGGGAGAAAGCAACCAACGCAACGCCAGCAAGGATCTGCCCCACACCACCACCAGCGCCACCGATCACCGGCACGATTTTGATCGCATTGCCGCCAGCTGGACCATGCAGCTCCTCCATTCCTACGGCATGATCACCGACCATCACGCGGTAGTGGCGCCCCTCTTGGCACATGTGCCGCTCGACCTGCGGATAGTTGGCCAGCAGGAATCGGATCGCCTCTGCTGCACTATCAACGGCCGCCATGAACTTGCGCCGTCCGAGGAACTTGGCTAGCTGCCCATACACTCGGATCTCGCGCAGCATGGCAGTTCTCAGCCTTCGGTCAGTTTATCGGCGTCGCGATGGCGGAGTCTACGGCCGGTGCAATTTTGCAGCCAGCCGCCGTACAGATCACGGCTCGAGAGGCGCCCGCGAAGATGGTGCAGGATCAGTTGATCACCGATATACACACCGCAGTGGTTGAGGCCACTGCCTTCGATGTTCATCAGCAGGCCATCGCCAAACTGCAGCGGCTCCTCCTCCGGCAGTTGATAGAAGCCAGCATCCTTCCAGAAGCCATCGAATAACGGCTGAGATTCAAAGTCGGCATGGGTGGCCGGTCGATCCCAATCCGGCAGATCGATGCCGTGCTCGCCGTACCAGTCACGCACTAGCGTCCAGCAGTCGCTCACATCCCACACCCAGCTCCGGCCAATCAGTGGCGCCTTGTAGCCGCTGGGATGCGTCTCTGACCAAGCCTCGGTCTTCGGATTGACGATGTACCACGGCAGGCCGGTGGCCTCGATACTGATCAGATCTGGCTGGCTCGGTTCCGGCGGTGTGATCGGATGGCTATGGAAGATGGCCTCAATCTCGCCAGCATCCTCCGCAGAGGCGTAGTCCTCAGGAGAGAGGACGAACTGTGTGCCATCTTGATCCAGATTGCTGCAAGGCCAATACCGGCGACGGCCTTTAATAACGACCACCAAACCGCAAGCCTCACGAGGATCTTCCTCCTGAGCGTGCTTGAGCGCGTCATCTTTCCAGCTCATACGGTGTAGGCGCCGATGCCAGGGAAGCTGCCATAGGGCAGCTCAGAGGTCGCCCCGAAGCGCAACTTACAACTGCTCAAGCGCTTGCCGCATACATCTGCTGCGAGCGTGCCGACCACGTTGTCATTCGCATCCCAGTAGCTGCTGCCGGTGTAGCCGCACTCGGCCGAGCGGTAGACCCATTGGCAGATGTTGGCGATGCACTGGCGCTTAGGTGCTCGCACACCAACCAAGTCGAACGCCGCGGCCAGCTCGAACTCGACCACCTGCCGGCTCTCGGATGACTTGCGCGCGATCTTGTAGACCTCCCGCGGGAACTCGGCGGTCGGGTCCGGCGTGCCGTATGGGTTGGTGCCGCCGGTGAAGTTGGCGCCATCGATGTAGCGCGCCATCGTGCGGATCCTGGTCAGCGTTGCCCCGGTCAGATCATTGCCAGCAGTGGTCGCGTTGACTGTCGCCAAGATCGTCGTGATGCTGCCGAGGATGTTGCTCACCTTGATCTTCGGCCGCGGCAGGCTGCCGGTGCCTGTGTACTCAAATCCCTCGGCCTCGACTGGGAACCGCTGATAGCTGTTGCTATTCCAAACCAACTCACCGTTAGCGTCCATGTTGCTGCCGGCATGGAAGCGGTAGATCGTGTTGCTGCCATGCAAAGCAGTCACGAGCTGCAGCTCGAATAGCTCGATGATGCTGCTCGGCGCGATCTTCTGTAGTTCTGAGACGGGTATCGCCATGGCTACGGCTCGAACACCTCGATGAAGGTGGCGGTGATGTTATTGAAGTTGCAGGAGCGCAGCGTGGTCTGCCACTCCCTGCAGATGTATTTGCCAGCAGTGCCGCTGGGTGGTGTCCAGTCAAAGCTCTCGACGCCAGCTCGGGCATCTAAGAAGGCCGTGATGTTGTCGCGTTCGGTGTCGGTCCGGTTCAGAAAGTTGAGCTGCCACTCCTTGCCATTGCGGTGCAGGCCGAAGCCGACGCGATGCTGGTAGCCATCACCTGCCTCGAAGGTGACCACCCTCGGCTTGCTGATCTCAGTGGCCTCGAAGCTGGGCGTGTAGGTGAAGGTGGCCATTAGTTGAGCAAGCCTCCTGGGCGCTTCTGAATCACGATCTCATTCTTGACGGCTTCGCTGATTGCCCGGCCGAACTCGGCGCCCTTGGCGTTATCACCTTGAACGCTGGTGCCACTGGCGTCAACGTTAACCACCACGCTCACGCCGCCTCCACCATTGGCAGCCTGCACACCGAGGCGGCCATCACGCCCGCGGCGCAGCGGCATGATCGCTTCAGGTCCGGCCTCGCCCATCAGGCCAACGCCCTTGGCGAAGGGGAACAACGTCGGGCGGTCGACTATTCCACCGCGGGCGAACTTCTGGATGCCGTTCTGGGCGAAGACGTTGCCCATTGCGCTTTTAGGGATACCGAACAGATCGAACACGCCCCCCACCAGCGGCTTAATGATCGCCTGCCGGATCGCGATGCGAGCAATGTCAGCGATGATGCTGTTGGCCAAATCCGTGAAGTTCGCCTTGCCGGTGGTAACGAAGCTGGTCAGTTGATCTTCAAGGCCTTGGAAGGCACCCTTGACTGAATCAGCGACTTGTGCGCCGAAGTTCTTCAGACTGTCGTAATACTGCCGAAGGCTTTCGCCGAAGGTATCTGCGAAGCCATCCTTCACCTGCTTACTGGCAGCTACCAACTCCTTCAGCTTGTCGATCTGCGCCTGAGTCAGACCAGGCAGGCGCTCGAGGATTGTTTGCAGTTCACGCTCGATCTCAACCTGCTTGAGCTTGTCGCCGGTGATCTTGCCAGCCTTGATCTGCAGATCCTCCACGGTGCGCTTGTAATCCTCCTGCAGTTGGTTGCGCTTAATAAAGTCCTGCGCAATAGCGCTGCCGGTCTTCGTTGCTATGTCGGCAATGTCCTCCATGTATTGCCGCTCGGCCTTGGCTAGTTCGAGCAAATCATTGCGGTTCTTCAGCTTGCTCTCCGAAAACTTTTGCTGAGCAATCTCATATTTAAGGGAAGCGACCTGCGTTTCGTTTTCCTTCCGCTGTGCCTCAAGCAGATCCAGTTCGAGCTGATACAGCTTCTGGCTCATCTCCTCCGCTTTCTTCGGCTTCGCACCAGCGTCCGTGCGCAAGCCGCTCAGGTCCGGCGTGGTGCCCGGTGGGGGCGTCGGGATGTTGGGCATCGTCATGGCACCCTGCAAGCTGGTGCCGATCTTCTTGGTGATGTCGTCAATCAACTTGCTGAGGCCAACGGCTAATCCCACCCCAACAGCGCCACCAGTGACCAAGCCAACGGCTTTCGCCTGCGCAGGTCCAGGAGTCTGCAGGCCAGCGATCAAGCTAAGCACCGCGGCGCGTGCTGTTTGCACTGCAAGCATTGCCCGCTCAAGCACCAACATGCCGCGCATCACGCCGAGCACACCTCGCAGCGCAGTCGCAAAGGTCGTGATGTTGGTTGCGATAAACACGCCAGCAGTCACACCGCCAAGCACCACCATCGTCTTGATCAATCCAGCAGCAATCTGCTGAAGTCCTGCTGCGCCACCGATCGCTTTGTAGAACTCATCAGCAAGATTGCCGACGAAGGTGATCGCCTGCGTGACCACGCTCACCAACCCACTCATGACCGGCAGCAGCGCTGAACCGATCTGCACGGTGAGCACAGTGGTCTGTGCCTTCATCAGGCCGAGTTGATCATTGAACGCATCAGCTTTGTCGGCAAAGTCTGGACCGATGCCGAGACCGAAGCGCTGGATCTCCTTGCTGCCAAGGTTCAGGATCGGGATCAATTCGGCACCGGCTTTGCCGAAGATCTTGATCGCTAGTGCAGCCTTCTCCGGTCCATCACGCAACTGAGCAAAGCGATCAGCTACATCGAGGAATACCTTGTCGGCGCTACGCAGCGTGCCATCGGCCTCGGTGGTGGCAACCCCAACGGTCTTAAATGCAGCAGCCGCCGCCTCCGTTCCAGTGGCCGCAGCCACCATGTTCTTGTTCAGGAATGTCAGTCCCTTCGCCACGCCCTCGAGGCTGGTGCCGCTCAGCTCGGCCGCCACCTTGAACTGCCCCAACGTCTCCACACCGACGCCAGTGCGCTGCGACAGATCGCGCATATCGTCCGCCAAGTCGATTGCCGACTTTGCTAGCGCCACCACACCACCAGTCACCGCTACAGCGGCCAAGCTCTTGAGGCCGGTATAGAGCAGATTGGTCGCCATGCTGGCGTTCTTGATGCGCCCCTCAAGGCCTTGCATCGAGTTGCCAAGGCGCCGGATATTGTTCTCACCCGCCACGTTGGCGGTGATCTTCAGCATGGCCTCCATGTTCATTGCCATGGCTATGCCCCCTGCTTATTGATCACCATCATCGCTGCGGCCTCCATCACCTGAAGATCCTCCAGCAGCGCACGCGGTTCCTCTACGTCGTACAGCTTAAACAGCCAACGCACCGCTGCATAGTCCAATCCGATCACGCCACTCATCGTGGTGCGCCACTGCGTCTGGACTCGCAGGAACATCTCAACCACTGGCCAGTTCTCGGGCAGAATCCCGAAGTCTTCCTCGGGAGCTGGCGGCAGATCCGGCAGCTCGATGCCCATGGCCGCGGCATCGTCGGCGGTTTCGTCCACAACGCCACCGCCTGCCCAATGCTCAGCGGCCTCGATCAGTTTTTTCGCTTAGCTCCCTGCAAGCTTTCGAAGTAGGCCACCGTGATGGCGCTCGCGAGCATCGGCACATCGAGCAACTGCTCCAGTGCCTTCTGGCTGAAGGGCACATCCTTGCCATCGCCATCGGTCACACCAGACCAGCCGACCAGTACCTCGGCTGCAAGATCAGCGTCGGTGATCTCCTCGGTCTTGATCTGTACGCCGATCTCCGTGATGCGGGACTGGCTCAACCGACGAAACTCCCCGTCGAAGGTCTGCCGTTGCATACGGCCACCGTCGACAGGGATATCAAATGCGATCGGCCACGAGTAGGTGTCCGACTGCTTAAGAACAAAAGCCAAGGTCAGGTATAGACGAGACTGAACTCATCATTGCCCGAACTGGTCGGAACCGCAATGAACGGCATGTTCAGCATCTGCACGCCATCCTGATCCGAGTAAGTCAGGTTGCCCAGATCAGACTGAGCAGTGGTCACCGTGGCGATGTTGCCACCGGTGGTGCCGTGCTGGAAGGTGATGCTGCCGGTGCTGCTGCCGGTGGCGATCGTGAAGAAGTCCTTGGCCGTGATGGTCGGAGCTTCGATCACGATGGTGCCGCTGGGTGCCCGGTTGGTGATCATGATCTCCTTCGAGCAGCCGACCAGCTCGCGATAGATCACGTCGTTGGCCATGCTGAAGTTGTAGCTCTGCAAGCAGCCGCTATAGGAGAAGGCGCTGAAGTTGGTGGTGTTGCCCTGCTTGAAGATCAACGGCGTGGCTTGGTTGGCGTAGGTCGGGGTGGGCAGCGTCTCATCGGTCGGGGCGTTATAAATGCCCGTCATGGTGAAGCTGATCAGCGGAATTTGGCCGACCTCTCCGGAAATCTCAAAACTTCCGCGGCAGCCGGTCAGCTTGTGGCGGATGCCATCCTCGTGATAGTGGATGGTGCAGCTCTCGAAGCCGCTGCTCTCGGGTGCGTAGGTGGCACTGGTGCTGGTCACCAGCGTCTCAGACAGACCGCAACTACGCAGCACCGGACCGTAGGCCGGAGCGGTGCCAGCGGTGCCAGAGCCGGCCAGCTCCACCTCGAAGCTCACCTCGACGCGAGTCTGAGCCAGCAGTTGATCGGCTTGCCCCATATAGGGGCGCACCAGATCGCGGTTCACAGTCTCGGCAACCAGCGGCTGGATCTCGAGGTTGCGCACGAGAATGGCATTGCTCGAGCCGGTCGGGCTCGAATCAGTGCCGTAGGTGCTTTCAATCTTCGCC